AGAATGCCTAAAAACAAACTAAAGAGCCTGCTATGACGCAACGATGGGAACGAGCAAAAGCATTACTTGGTGATGAGTTTCTGACGGAAATCTTCGATGAGTTGGAAAAAGACAACATCGAGCGTATCATCAATAGTAATCCTGACGACATTGACTTACGCGAAGAGTCATACGTGGCAATTCGCGCAGTGCGTCAGGTTAAGGCGCGTCTTGAATCTGTTGCCGCCGAAGGCGAGATAGTGAAGAGACGATTTAAGATTTTTAAGTAGAGGTTAGTGTATGGCAAGCAGCAACCCGCAAGGGACTAGCTTAACAGTGGGACAGGCAGCAGATGCCTTCTTGGGTCTAATGAATGGTGGCGAACCTCCTCCGGAGCAAGTTCAAGACCAATCGGAAGAACAAGAGGTTGCGGCCAGTGAATCCGAATATGAGGAAGCAGCAAGGCTTGTTTGACCGCCACCCGTTTGAAACGGCACAAAGTTAGTCGATGGAAGGTTAAACGTCGGAGGCATGTAGCGACTAGGATCAAACGTGCTAGGCGTTGTTGGCGTAGTTGCGGTTTGCCCCAACCCCATTTGGATAGATGACTGAACGTCTGCCTCTGGCACACCCATAGACCGCAGCATGTCTGCTGTGATCTTGTTCTGATTGAACCAAGCGATCTTTTGTGCGCCCGTGTAAACATTCCAGTCGCTCGGAAGAGTCATACCGGCAGGCAGCTTCCATGTCGGAGGCGCTGCCGTACCGGTTTGTCCTAGCCCGTAAGAGATAGCCTGCTGAATATCAAACTCAGGAACATTGTACTGCCTGAGCATGTCAGCAGTTATCCCCTTGGAGTTGAACCAGTTAACTTTGTCTTGGCCTGTGTAGTATTGCCATTCAGGAGGTAGGCCTAAACCAAGCTGTCCAGCCATTAGCGTTACAGCATCCTGAGAAGGATTACGCACCTCAGTGGTCGGTGCGTCTTGCAAGCCAAGAGCCGCGAATGCTTCGTCTGTTGCGTTAGTTGGGTCTACGTTCCTGATGTAGTTGCGTAGTTCAGCCTTAGACCTACCGGATGCAAGAAGCTGTTGGATATAGCCTTGTTTTGTGGCTAAAGGTGCTGCGGTATTCCATTGCACTCCAAATACATCGTAAGTTGGCGGAGGTGGTGGCGTAACAGGCTGGCTAGTAGGTATGCCAAGCAAGTCGTAAACAGTTTGATTTGCGTTAGCTGGATCTAACTCCGCAATCTTCGTTTTGATTTGATCTGGCGTGATGCCAGCAGTCAATAGAGACTGAATGTAGCTCTGTTTAGTTGCAAGCGAGGAATTTGGATCCCATTCCAACCCAAAGACATTGTAGGTTGTAGCCATAGGTGTGCTCACATTGTTAACAGGTTCTTGCGTGAATGCTTGCGGCGGTGGAGTGACCGTAGGTGTTTCGACAACAGGCGGCGTTACCGGAGGAGGTGTTACAACCGGCGGCGGCTGCTCGACAGGAGGAACATACGGAGGTGGGTTTGGTATGCCTAATAAATCGTAATTGGCCTGCGTTGCACTTGCCGGATCTAGCTCGGCAATCTTTGCCTTGATCTGATCTGGCGTAATACCTGCTGTTAGCAAAGAGCTAACATAGCCTTGTTTAGTGGCTAACGACGAGCCTGAGTCCCAGTTAAGACCGAATACGTTGTAAACAGGCGCAGGAGGCGGCGCAGGAGGAGGTGGTGGGACGTAAGGCGGAGGTGGAGGCACATACGGAGGAGGCTCGTAGTAAACCGGTTCCGGTTCGTAGTACACAGGTTCGTTCTGTATAGGGGCCGGAGGTACATACACAGGCTCCGGAGGCACATAAACCGGAGGTGGGGGTACATACGGAGGAGGCTCCGGAGGCGGAGCGTACCCGTTGTTGAGCATCCAGTTGATCGAGTCTGTATCAACACCTGCATTAAGCAAGTCAGTCGTTGAGACATCGTTAGCGTTGAACCACGCAATCTTCTGCGCTGCGTCGTAGCTATCCCATCCTGCCGGTAGTTCGTCAACAAGTGCCATGATTACCCTGGTATCTCGATGTTAGACGTAATGCCTGCGCCGACCTTCATAGCCTTCATCTGCGCTTCTGCTTCAAACTCCATGCGCTTGAGTTCTAGCTCGGCTAGAGCCTTCTCTCTTGCTAGTTGAATATCTGCCATAGCTTTCTGACGCTTGATCTCAATATCCGCTTGAGCCTGCGCCATCATCATCTGTACGGCAGGATCTGGGCCTTGTTGAGGAGGTTGTGCAAGCGCAGCATCAACCTCCGGAGTGACTTGCTTGAAGAATTCAGCGGAGTCTGCAAAGCCTGCCGCCTCAATCAGCTTTCCGAGCGTCGCACGATATTGCGAGACAGACACTAAAGGATTGTTCGGGCCGTACGCTTGAATGATCTGCTCTTGCTTTGCGAGAACCATACTCAGCATCGCCATCTTTTGCTCGATGTTCCCCGTACCAAGTCCGACATTCACTGACACATCGTACTGGTTCGACCACTCTCGCGGATCGTACTGAACATACTGGCCGCGCATCCGAATGATGACTGCTTTGTCCTGGTACTTGCATAGTAGGTGTAAGAGTCCCTTGAATAAGTCTTTTACACCTGTTTCAGAGAAGATCCTAGCGACTAACTCAATCTTGCCTTGCGAGGCCTGCGTAAGGGCTGCTATGGCCGCAGCAGTCACGTTCTGTAGGATGTTGGGGTCTAACCCTTGGGAAGCCTCTGTAACGCCTGTACGCTTGGCTTGGATCGAATCCAGGTACTCCATGAACGGGAATACCTGCTGGGCAACAGGATTGACCTGGATGGGAACAAGTGCGCCAGGGTTCTTCATCCTGACCACGCCACCAGGAGTAACGCTTAAGAGGTCATCGAGGTTGACCTGACCTTCTACCGCACCCATGCGAGTATTGTTCTGTAAGTACAGGTTATCAAGCATCTGCCTCGTTAAAGTAGTCTTGATAAGCTGGAGATCAACTGTACGATCAGCAGGGCAATCCCCAAAGAAGCGATGAGGTATCGGAATAGGACAGAGGGTGTAAAACGGCACATAGTCGGTTTCCTCGTTGCTTAGGATTTCATTCCCAGAAAAGTGAACCCGTCTAAGTTCTGCAATCCCATCTCCGTCGTAGTCAGTCTTTAGGTAGCACTCGAAAACCTCAACCGTCTGCATGGACTTATCGAGACTTGGCTCCATGTAAGGCTGCTCGTCGCGGTTATATCGAGCAATGTACTCGGCAGAGAACTCAAGATCGTTGTAAACCGGCAGGTTCATCACGATCTCGGCATCGAACCCCATCGCAACTAAATCAGACCTCGTGATGAGTTTCCTGTGCGCGACGAAAGGTGTATCTCTTACGGTCTTGCCTGCCTTAGAGATCAAGAACTCCTCTGGAGGCACGTTCTCGATCTTGATCTTTCCAGCCTTGGTCTTACGCATAAGCGCAACGTTATGAACGCGCATGACTTGACCGTCAATATCTTGCTCAACCGTCTCTTGTGCTGCGATCTCCATCGTGCCATCAGACATGACCATTGCCAGCTCATCGTCTGTCAGGTTAGCGTACTGCTCCTTTGTGACAGATATGGAGTCATCCCAATAAGCCTTAAGCACCCCGACTTTTTGAAGGATCGCGTCCTTAAACCAGTCGTGCATGATCGAGATGCCTGGGTTCTGCTTCATGAGCACCCAGTTTGTGTACTCCGTAGCTTGTTGGGCTAAAGGCTCGTCGCCTGGGCCTACAGGCTCGAATACACCGATCTGGTCAGCAGAAGTAAACAAACGCATGAGAGGCGGCAGCATCCCGTCGATAGCTTCTGCAACCTCTCCGGTTACGATCTGGCTGCGACCCTCTACCTCGTTGCCGTAGGGGTCACGCATGTAGGCAGTGAGCGCGTTTTTCCGCTGCTCTACGGTCTCTGTTTCAAGAAAGCCTATGGCGTTGTCGATTTCGCCTTGAAGTATTGCTTTAAGTCTACCGTCGTCCATTACACCACCCAGCTTACGTTAGG